TTTTATAGGTTCAACGAAAAGAAAATTCTTAGTCCCAAAACGACTTTAAACATGAATCTCAAATATTTGAAGACCCTTGCGATCGACTTCTTCGGATCACACGTCCGGGAAAAATTCGCTCAAATGCAAGAGTACCGACTCGACTGGCTAACAAACAGAGCCCTCAGATTCTTCGAACCTACCGAAGTTGCTGAAGCTTTGACTAACCGTCGTTCGATGCATACAGATGAAGCACTAATTGCTGACTTCATGAGAATCGACCTCCCTAATCATGATATTCCAATGGATTATCACTTTCAGAGAGCTATTGATCTCACTGCAGCTAAGTTTCGTCCTAGCAGACTCCTGTACCCTGTGAGCTACCCAGACCTCAGATACTATCCTTGGAAACTGAAACCCAACGCGGAAGCACCCTGGAACATACCAGACTTCACTTTCACGCCTACATTCAGAGACCTTGACAACGAATCTGACTCACCGAAGTTACTCGAACACCTCTCACGCTTATCCAATTGGATATCCGACAGAGTAGTTACTGTCCGACAGTACCTAAACGCAAAGTTCAACGCTGGAATAATCGACAATCAATTTCCGAAATTCCACAACCTATACAATGAGATTTTTCAATACAACAGAGTTCTCGTCCACCAAATCAAAGAGGGACACCCTGCCTTCTGGATCAAAGATACACCCAAGCCTTACTATTGGATGACTCTTCATGCCAGATCACACGTCGTAGCACACGATGAACCCGATAAGATTCGAGCAGTCTTTGGAGCACCAAAACTACTCATTCAAATCGAAAACATGTTCATGTGGCCACTTCAAGCAGAATACCTCAACAATCCTAATAAAGGATGTTTACTATGGGGACGCGAAATCATCCGTGGTGGTTGGAGAAAACTATTCTCCGAAATCCACAGTCAAGGAACACCTAGCTCCTTTCTATCACTAGATTGGTCTGGATTCGACAAGCGCATGCTTCATGCACTCATCGACATTGTTCACAAGATCTGGCGATCTTACTATGACTTCTCGAGATACCAACCTACCTCTTTCTATCCCAATGCAAATCCGAGGAATCCAATCCGACTCGAACGTCTATGGAACTGGATGTGTTACGCAATCAAGCGAACACCAATCCGTTTACCAAACAACGAGTTATGGGAATGGCAATACCGGGGCTTTGGATCTGGTTTTCAACAAACACAGTTGATGGACTCATTCGTAAACATGATTATGATTACGACCGTCCTTAGTGCCTTAGGCATTAACATCAACAGTGAAACATTTTGGATCAGAATACAAGGAGATGACTCACTCATCGCTTTTTACGAGCAGATGTGGCTCATTTACGGACCTAACTTTCTAACTCAACTAGCAAATTGTGCTGAGTACTACTTCGATGCGAAGTTAAGTACTAAGAAATCACAATTTAGCAACCGACTATCACATATGTCTGTTCTAAGCTATCACAATAACTTTGGAATACCATATCGATCAGATGGCGACCTACTCCGACACCTGTTCTTTCCAGAACGGAACCAAGACATGGCGCGCACGGCAAGTGCCGCACTTGGCTTAGCTTACGCAGCATGCGGATGCAGCCCAAGATTCCATGCCTTATGCGAGTACATCTGGACAAAATTAGTCACTGAGAAGGGATTCGACCCTAAACTTGAATCCATTCAATGGTTAGAACGTGCTGGCATATTCACACAACTCGAAATCGAAAGCATGATTGCTCAACCTTTCCCAGAGCGTCTAGAGCTACGATCACGAATGTGGATCCACACACAACGAACCGATACCGAAAAGGAACGGCTTTGGCCTACGAGACCGGGACCTAGAGGAAGATTTTACTTTCTACTATAACCCAACGTACACCTAGCAGTTTTTTTCTACAAAAATCTTCAAAAATCAG